AATAGTCTAGCAAGTTCTAGGAGTTTTTTGTTTCTATACATTTTCTTAGGTATTCGTTTTCTTCTCTTGTTTTCTTTAGCAACTGAGATAAATGGTGTGCTGTCTTTAGCATCTCTTTATACCTATTAAGGTATAAGTTGTAGTTTGTAGAGTCCACTATTTTGTACCAATCCGTATAGAAATGTAAACAATAAGAAACACAATCAATGCCCAGATGTAGACAAAGTCGCTATCGAGCATGACTATCTACAGAACGATTGGTAGCCTCTAGACTGCGCCATATCTCAACTTTGAGTTGTGCAGCAGTCAGCATCCACTTAATCTTCTCCTCGCACTCCACAGCCTCTTTTAAGCCATCTAGGAGACTTATATACTCAGGGTCTGCATAGGCATCTACCTCGGCTGCTGCGACAGACTTAGCCGATGACTTAGACATGAGAATACTGCGTTTAGACTTTAGGAAGTTTTCTAAGTAGATTCTGTTTGCCTTGGCTTTAGCAAAGTCTCCTGAATACTTCATTATGTACTCTACTGCTTTTGTTGGATCTATATCCATTTTCCCCATTCCCCTTTATTCCCTTTAGCCCATTGTTCCCCATATAGAACTAATAGGTCTTTATCTATCGTATGGTCTGATAAATACTTTCTCCACTTTGTCAGACCCCAAACTGCTCTCCACTTACAGAGTTGCCGTACTGCCGATCTTAGCCGAAAGTCTGGCTCTAAATTGGGCAAAGGTTTCTCCTGCATAAGGGTTTAATCCTAGTTCTCTACCTTTAGCTAAAGTAAGTTCATCGCTTGCATACCAGGGTAAAGGTGGTCTCTTGTTTTCTTTCTGCTCGATTACAAGCTCATCCTCAAACCTCTCTTGGTTTAGCCAAGTAGAGGCATGAGGGATAAACTCCCAATCAGTTCCCTTTGCTGTCCAGTATTTTCGATGCTTTACTATTGCCTCTAGTGCTTTTTGTTGGTTGTCTAGACTTAGTTTTTCCCACGATCTTTTTGCTGTTAGCTTTCCGACCTTTTTTGGGTATTGCGACCAAAAGTTCTCGAATGTCATTTTCCCTTTTCCTTTCGTTTATTACTGCTTCCATTACTGCTGTAAAACCTGCTTGCATTAAAAACTTATGACCGGCTTTATCCATCGTAAGTTCGCACTCTGCCGATCCATCTGGTAACTCTCTAATTATCTTGACTTGTATCTTCATCCATCCACACCTTTATGTTTTTGTTAAAGTCTGCTTTCATAAGAACTGGCTTATTTAAGCAATCTAACATTTTATATAGATTCTGCTTTACTTCTTCTAAGTCCTCTCCCATCACACCAACACCTCTTGCTGTGTACAGATAAGGCTCATGGTTCTTATCGTAAAAGACCTCGCAAACCTCGACCCAAGGTTTTCCATCGTTTTCGTCTGAAAAGTCTACCACTCTATGATTCCAATGCATTATTTACTCGCCAAGATGTAGAGACCCACATTACTAAACGCATATCCTGTATATACAACTGCCATCGGCACATTCCCTTTTAGGGCTTGTTCGCACCCAATATAGGCATAGATCAAGCCGGTAACAATAATAAGCCAAGCACTCACTTTTTCTTTCTTAGCTCTATATGCTTTTGTAGGATGTGCCAGAACTTGGATTTGATAATCATTTTTTCCCCTTTGTGCATGAAACTTTAATAATCTTATACGAGTTCTACAAATAAATCCTAAGTATTTTCCCTAATAAAGTGAAAGCATCCACAGGCATAAGGTAGGTCTAACTCTTGTATAAGACTGACACTTGGCTTTTCTCCGTTGTTAGGAATAAGGTAAAACTCTTGGCATTTGAACTCTGGGAACAGAGAGGCGATATAAACAGGGCTATAGATCCTATGGGCGTTAAATTCTACGCATGGGATACCTACCGGCACAACAAAGAATAAATGCTTTCCTGCGCTTTTCTTGAGGTTTTGGATAGCTTTTAGATCGCCTGTGTTGTCTAGCTGATCTCCGTATCTACCAAGACCAATATGTTCTACAACATGGCAACAAGAAAGAGACTCTACAGGGTCTAGGTTTTCTACGCTAATGTCTATTCTGCCTACTAACAAATTTGGTACTTGTAGGTTTGGTTTGCGATAGTCAAAGAACTTAGTAGGAATGGTGGCAGCTAAGGTAGTGCAAAGGTGTAGAGATGAGCTAATGTCGTAATGGATCTTGGGGTTTACTTCGTTTATCTTTCTGACTGCCCAGGCAACATGGTAAACATAATGTTCATCAAACCCATGTCCTTTATCGTCTCCTAGACAGGGAAAGGCATTACAAGCAAAACGATCCTCTTTCTCTAGGAATTGTAGAGCCTGTTCTCTGTATGTTTGTTCATCCATAATGATCCATATTTAATACATTAACTACCTTTAGGTAATGTTTATGTTACAAAATACAACTTGTAGGTAAATATTTAAATAACTATATATTTTGTATATATTTAGACAATACTCTACTTTAGGTGATATGCCTTATCAACCTGATCCATCTGTTACCAGACTAATCCTTCCTAAGATAATGTTCAATCATTTGTAGACTTATATATCACCCTTGATCTACAAATTTGTGCAGTACCCATTTAAGTCTGCGAGGCTTGCCATCCTAGTAGTGAGCCTATCTTTTCTTCCACGCTGCCGATATAAGCACTATGTTTCGCCTGGAGTGCGAGCAGAAATAGAAAAACCCCATAAGGTAGCTCTAAGTTGATCTCATTTAACAAAACAGTCCACAGATTTTGCTAAATGCTCAAAGCTACCCTATAGGGTCTTGTGGACTATTACTAACAGAGATCAATCTGCTAATGTAATTATAAATCAAAACTCAAATTCTTTAAAGTCGTACCTCCCATTGGGTTTCTTAAACCAGCCAATAACGATAATTCTCCACTTAGACCTAATAAGCTCAGGGAAGTATTCGCTTTCTTGGATCTTCTTAATTCTGGATGACATATTACTTTTGGATGTCATTTGTATGCCTAAAGACTCTCCGTTTCCAATAGCCACCATGTCTAGTATGCCAAACATATCTTTTTTTCGTTTTGTAAAAGAGTTGTAGGATTCGACCACTTCGCATTTATATCCCTGAGACTCGTATAGAGCCTTTGTACGCTGATTGTAGTTAGGCAAGGTCTTGTTCTGTTATCTTGCCATTAGAGGCTTCTATGATGGCTTGGTGGTGTTTCTTGGGGATAGAGTTCCGCATTGACCAGGCATAGACAGTTACATACTTCATACCAAGGTGATGCGCGATGTCCTTATATGTGCCAAAGACCTCTAATAATTTATCAAAGTGTTGGGTTTTCGCAACAGTATCCATGTTATCTCCTTTTGTAGAACATTGATTCTACACCCAAAATAGGTAAATGTAGATATTAGGGTATATCCCTAGTAATTATTCTACAAATATCTGTATAGTTCTACATAAGCGATGTTGCTTATTTCTTTGAAAGGGAATTATGAAAGACTTTAAAGGCGAATGGAAAGATATATTTTGGGGTGCTGTGGCAGCTATCCTTATGCTTGCACCAGCAATGATTGTGTATGTTTGGAAAACAGGGGGTGTGTCGTGAGTAAATATGATAGTTGGTTAGAAGAACCATACCGGCAAATGGCGCAAGCTGATGACCATCAGGAATATGTGTGGACTACCTATATGAAGCCAGGTAAACCATGTGATCCGATGGACTTGGATAACTTCCAAGAGTACCTTGCAGATGCAACTGCGGATTATGCTGGTGCTGAGAAGTGGAAAAATCTGCGAGAGTATGCAGATAAAGGTGAATGGGAAAAGTTTGGTCGGGCTATTTATTTTCTAGTCCACGACCATATTGAAAACAAATTGATTGCGGAGGAAGAATAATGTCTAAATATTTAGAACTTAGGAATGTAGATGTTTCGGACAAGATCGAAAAGAAGAATGGTTTGTCTTATCTGTCTTGGGCATGGGCTGTAGACACATTACTACAGCACGATCCACAAGCTACTTGGAGTTATGGTCAGCCTGTATTGTTTGGTGAGACTGTAATGGTGTTCTGTACAGTTAATGCGTTTGGTAAGTCGATGACTTCGCAGTTGCCGGTCATGGATTATCGCAACAAGGCAGTACCTAATCCCGATGCGTTTGCAGTTAATACAGCGATGCAAAGATGCCTGGCTAAAGCCATTGCTCTACATGGTCTCGGTTTATCTCTTTATGTCGGAGAGGATTTGTGGGATGATATAGAGG